AGAGATGTTTGAAGCAACTCGTTTAGAATTAAAAAGTCTAAAACAGAATAAGTTAGCTTCATAATAAAGTTATAATGTAACTATATTCGTCTACGGCTAACGCTGTAGTGAGAATACTTTTCAAAAGAGAATAAGGCCATCCTGTGAGGTGGCTTTCTCTTTTTCAATACCACTAGACAGAGGCTAAAGAGGTAATATTAAATCAGTCGGCATCCACACCGACCTCCTCCCATCATCGGCTCTCTTAGGAGAGCTGTATCTATAACAAAGAGCTGTTAGAATATTTAAATGCCTAGAGTGGAATGGGACCCAGAAAACGAAAGTTATAAAGAATTCAAACAACGTCGTTCTAAATCACATGGCGTATCTGGAATGGGTCAAAAAAAAAGAGAAGGCACTGGTAAAATTAATAAATCAGAGCTCAGAGAAAAATCTTTAAAACGTGCTAAAAATAAATGTGAATGGCCAGAATGTGATACAACTCAATGGTTAGAAATGGCTCATATTACAGGTATTGGTATGGGTGGTATGAACAGGGATATTTCAAACAGTGAAGGTAATGTAGCTATATTTTGTAAGTATCATCACGATATTTTTGATGGTAAAACTATATCTGGAGCAAAAAGAGAGTACACTAAATTTGTAAGAGCTTACTTGGGGAGATATGCCTAGATACGATTATAAATGTTTAGCTGAACATTGTGGACTAGTTAGTGAAATTATTCACAAGATAGACATTAATCCAGAGATTAATTGTCCTAAATGTCAGTCAGTCATGTTAAGACAGATATCAAAAAATGTTATGTTTGAAACCCCTGTGGATGTTGAGTGGGAAAAAGACCCCTCTGATTTATCTGTTAGTTCTTATGAAAAGTATCAGAAAGCAAAGAAAAAGAAATTTAGGTGGTAACAATGAGAGAATACAATTACGAACTTATTACTGAGGAAGAAAAAGAAAATATTATTAACAACGAGATTAAAAAACTAGAAGCTCAACATTGGGCTTTGTGTTTAATGGAACCTCATAAACTTCAGAATCCCGAAGAACATTTAGCTTGGCAACAAAACATAACGACACTAGAACAAGCTATGACTAATTTAAAAAGAAGAAAAGCAGAGTACTTAAATTAAGTGTCAAACGAATATGTAGCACAACTACCTCCTTTGCATGAAGCGCAGAAAAAAGTTGCACAATCTGATAGTCGTTGGAAAATTCTTTGTGCAGGAAGAAGATTTGGTAAAACTAGATTAGGCGTACAACTGTGTTTAGAAAATGCCTTAGCTGGAAAAAGAGCTTGGTGGGTTGCACCTACTTTTGCAATTGCTAGAGTTGGCTGGAGAGCAATAGAAAATGCAGCCTATTCATTTCCCGAAGAAATAAGACCTAAAATATCACTTGCTAATATGGAAGTTCATTTTCCGAACGGTGGATATATAGGTGCTAAATCTGCTGATAATCCACAACGTCTAAGAGGTGAAGGTCTTGACTTTTTAGTTATGGACGAAGCTGCATTTATAAAGCCAGAAGTATGGAGAGAAGTATTAAGACCAACACTGACTGAAAGAAAAGGTGGAGCGTTATTTATTAGTACTCCTATGGGCGTTGGTAATTGGTTTTACGATTTGTGGGAAACAGCAAACGAATTACCAAACTGGGAAAGATTTAAATTTTCAACTTTAGATAACCCTAGTATTGACCCAGAGGAATTAGAGAGTGCTAAAGCAGAAGTAGGTTCTATTGTTTTTGCTCAAGAGTATATGGCAGAGTTTGTTGAATCTGGACAAGCCATGTTTAAACCAGAGTGGTTTGCATACTACTCAATTAAATCAAACAATTTATGGATAGGTGGTGGAACTCAATGGAATCCAGAACAGTTAAGTTTTTTTGGTGCTGCAGATATTGCAGTTACAACAGCAGATGCTTCTGACTACACAGCAATTGTGAGCTTCGCTCAGACACCAGATATGAGAATATTTGTTAATGACGTTCAAAGAATAAAAGTTGAAGGACCTGATGTTGTTCCAGCAATTAGAGACATGTACAGAAGATATAATTGGAAACATGTTTTATTAGAAAAACAAGGTTTATCAAAACCCTTTACGCAAATGGCTCAAAGGAGTGGATTGAGAGTTATAGAAGTTTCTGCTGATAAGGATAAAATAACAAAGGCTTTGCCATTATCGGCTAGGATGGAGGCAGGAGATGTGTTGTTTCGAGCTGATGCAGCATGGGTACCTGATTTAGAGAGGGAACTTTTGACGTTCCCGCTTGGTGCTCATGATGATATGGTAGATGCATTAGCTTTAGGAGCACAACATCTGCAAAACAAAAGAACCTGGCAGGCTTTTTAATGGAACAAGAAAATAAAAGTAGATTTCAAAGAATTGTAGATATAATTAGACCTAACTCTGGTGGAGAAAAAGCACAGGGTAGATATAATCAGAACTACGGTTTGGATTCATCAGTATATGGTTACAATACTACTTCTGGATTTTGGGAAACAAAACAATTAGAAGAAATTGGTGATGGTTCTGCAAACTCAGCTGTTATTGCTTGTCTAAATGTATTATCAACAGCTTTCTCAGAGCCAATGTTACAAATTGTTAAAATGGACGAAGCTGGTAACAGAGATGTAGACTTCAAACACCCTTTATTTGATTTATGGAGAAGGCCTAATCCCTATATGTCATCTGGACTTATTAGTCATTATATTGTTTTAGCTTTAAACACAGTAGGAGATGCTTTTCTCTACAAGAATAGAAATACAAAAGGAGAAGTAGTTCAATTAGTACCACTAATGCCAAGTTTAGTTCAAGTAAGAGGCAACGATAAAGAATTAATAACGCACTATGAGTATTTTGTTCATGGAAGTGGTAATGCATTAGATTTACCATATGATGATGTTGTTCACATAAGACAAGGTATTGACCCTAATGACCATAGAAGAGGACATGCTCCACTTAAAGGTGTTTTAAGAGAAATTCTTGGAGACGAAGCTGCTGGACAATGGTCAGCTGCTTTATTACACAATATGGCTGTACCAGGAGTTGTACTTTCCCCTAGAAACGATGCCATGGGTGGACCAACAAGAGAAGAAGCTGAAGCTATTTCTGAGTCTTATAAACAAAAATTTGGTGGTGCAAATAGAGGACAGCCAATGGTCTTATCGGGTTCTATGAATGTAGATGTTGTATCTTTCTCTCCAGACCAAATGAAACTACAAGAACTAAGAAGACTCCCAGAAGAGAGAATATCAGCAGTTTTAGGTGTCCCAGCAATTCTCGCTGGACTCGGAGCTGGACTGGATTCGGCCACGTATAATAATACAAGTGAATTAAGAGAATTCTTTACTGAACAAAAACTTATTCCTTTATGGAAAACTGTTGCAAATGAACTAACACATCAATTACTCTTACCAGACTTTGGTGAAAAAGAATACATATGTGAATACGATGTAAAAGAAGTTAGAGCTTTGCAGGAAGACATGGACGAACTTTATAAAAGAGTTAATACAGGTGTTCAAGGTGGATGGATAACAATAGGAGAAGCAAGAAGAGTTGTGGGTCTTGAAACAGATGATAGGCATGATATTTACTTAAGACCTCTTAATATGATTCAAATAAACGAAGAGGGTCAACCTTTATTAGAAAGAGATAGAGTCATGTATGACGGAGAAGACCCTAAATCGAAAGCAATATTAGATTCAACTGCTGTACCTCCTGAATCTTCTAGGGAGCCACGAGTACAAAGAACAGAAGAACCTAGGGGGGAAGAAAAATATATTGCTCAAATGCCTAGTGGTGCTTACTGTGTATTAGAACACGAAGATAACAAAGTTGTAGAATGTTTTAAAACTAGAGAAGAGGCAGAAAAGTTTTTAGCTTCTATGAAAAAAGATTTTGAACCTGTAGATGAATTAAAAGTATCACTTGAAGAAGCTGAAGTTTTATATGAAAAAGAATCTGAAATGTTTAATCCTTCAGAAAAGAAAGAAAAACCTAAAAAAGATAGAACTAATTTCCCTAGCTCTGGAGATGATATGGCGATAAGGATTTCAAATTCTAAATACAAACAATTTTCATATTCATATGCAAAAGATTTAAAAGAAAACTGGCCAGAAATTTGGAGACTAGCAGGTAACGGTGGTAATCCGCCAACATCTTTTACAGGTAATGATGCTTACAGTAGATGGTCTAAATATCAATCTGGAGACAGAAGTGAATCAGTACTTAACTGGGTAAAAAGAAGAGAACGTTACATGGGCAGACATCAAAATGATAATAGATTAAATGGTGTTATTGCAGCAATCAAATGGGGTGGTGTTCTAAATATAGGTGTTCCTAAAATGAAAGCAGAAATTAATGAAAGAAAGAAATTAGTCAGAGAACGACGAAAGAAATCTTTAGAATATCAAAAACAAATGATTGATGAATTCTACCTTTCTAAAGTTAGTGGGACTATTAAAAAAACACTCACTAATAAACTTAAGGAACACAATGCTAAAAATCCAAAGTACACCGTAAGGTTAAGTACTCTTATAAGGGTTTTTAATAGAGGTGTCGGTGCTTATCGAACAAACCCTGGTTCAGTGAGAGGTAATGTTACTGGTCCTGAACAGTGGGGAGTAGCGAGAGTTAATGGGTTCTTACACGCTTTGCGTACAGGACGATTTAAGAGAAAGCCTTACGATACAGACTTGTTGCCTTCTTCTCACCCTCTCTCATCTAAAAAGAGTGGGATGAAAGCTTCTAGTGTTAAAGTAGGTCAATCTGTTTCTTGGTCAATAAAAAAGGACCCAGACCCACCTTCTACAGTTCATGGTATTGTAACTTCTGTTAATAATGAAAAACAAACTGCAACTATGATGGTATGGGCAATAATGGAAGATGGTTCACATAAAAGAACAGATAGAAGTGTTGTGATGCCAATATCTATGCTTAGAGTTATAAAAGATATTACCAAGGAAAAGACACATAATTTGGCTTCTAGTTGATATTATAGTTACATAACTTAGTAGGAGTATTCTAACGACATGTCAAATAGAGAATTAAAAAGTATAGACCTAGAGTTTAAAGAAGAATCAGAAGGGAAAGTAAGTGCTGTATTTTCAGTATTTAACAACTTAGATTCAGATGGTGATATTGTTCTTCCGGGTGCAATAGAATCAGGATTTAAATCAGGTTCAGTTCCTATGGTATGGGCTCACAAGTGGGACATGCCAATCGGAAAAGGAAAAATAATAGAAGATGGTAGTAAAGCTACTTTTGAAGGAGAGTTCTTTATGGACACTGAATCTGGAAAAGAAGCATACAACATTGTAAAAAATATGGGCGACTTACAGCAATGGTCATTTGGTTATAAAGTAGATGATAGTGAAAGAGGTACGTTTCAAGATGGCGAAAAAGAAATTGATGCTCGATATCTAAAAGGACTTACAGTCTTTGAAGTATCACCAGTTTTAGTAGGAGCAAATCAAGAAACTTATACTATGGCTATAAAGTCTAACAATGATTTACTAAAAGAAATTTCAAAAGAACCAGAGGATGAAGTTAATTCTGAGTCTGAGGACGAAATGCCTGAAGAAAAATATTCAGGAAAAGATTTATTCAAAACAGCGGAAGAAGCTGAAGAACGAGCTAAAGAATTAGGTTGTTCTGGTAGTCACGAGCATGAGCACGATGGTACAGTTTTGTACATGCCTTGCAAAGACCACCCAGCTTACCTTGCTTCTATAGAGAAATCTATGAGAGAAGAAGAGGAAAAGAATTCTGCTGAAGTAGAGGAAAAAGATGTTGAGAAATTAACTTTCTCACAACAAGTCAAAGATGTGCTTGCTGCATTGGACGACTTAATGGCACGAGCTAACGCCATTGCGATGTTACGTGCTAAGGATGGAAGGAAAATGGGAATAAAAGCTACTGACGCTTTACGCGCAGTGCAAGAATACCTTACAGAGGCTAGTCAAGAAATTGATTCATTTATTGGAAATTATTCTGATGATGAAATAGCTGAAGCTGAAGAGACTATCTCATCAGAAGTTGAAGTTGAAGCAGAGGGTTCTCCCGATGTTGAAACTGTTGAAGTCGAAGTTGAGGAAGAAGTTATAGAAGAAGAAGCTACTGAAGCTGTTGAAGTTGAAGTAGTCGAAACTGAAGAACTAGTTCCTGTAGCTGAAACTACTGAAACTGCTGAAGAGGAAGAAGACTTAGTTGATGAGGAATTTGACGCACAGTGGATAGAGAGTCAACAATTATTAGCTGAAACTGTGGATATCGAAATAGAAGTATAAATTAATATCACAGGAGAATATCGTGAAATCAAATGAGATAAAAGAGCAAATCGCTCAATCTCGTGAAGAACTTAAAGGCGTATTCGACGCATCTCAGGACGGCAAGTACACACCTGAGGCCAAAGAGAAAATCAAAGGTCTCAACTCTGAACTAGCTGGACTTGTTGATGATTTAAAAGTCGAAGAAGCTAAAGTTTCAAACGAAAAAGCAATGGAAATTGCTAACGAACCTGTCAACACTGTTCCACAACCTGAAGTATCAGGAATGGAAGCTCCAAAATCTATTGGAGAACACCTAGTAAATACAAATGCTTATGAAGCATATGTAAACAATGGTGTTAAAGGTGTAGATTCAAATGTTGAATTTAAAACAACTTTGAATACAACAGGTTACGCTCCAGAGAGCTTAAGAGCTCCTGGTATCCTGGAAACCGCTTTAAGAAATCCAGACAGCGTTATTGGATTGTTTGACCAAATTCAAACAACACAAAATGCATATGTTTATCTTGAAGAAACAACATTCACAAACAATGCTGGTTCAGTTGCTGAAGCCGCAGACATTAGTACATCTAATGAAGGTGCTTTAGCTTTTACAGAAAGAACAGAATCCATCAGAAAGATGGCTACATTCTTGCCTGTAACTGACGAGCTTCTAAGTGATGTTGCTGGAATCCAAGGTTATGTTAACTCCAGATTGTCAACAATGATGAAGTTAAACATGGACAACCAACTCCTTAACGGAAATGGTTCCGCACCTAACTTGACAGGTGTTTTAAACAAGTCAGGAATTAATACATTTGACTATACAGGTGACCCATATGGTGGGGAACTTGGAAAATTAGGTCAAATTTATCAAGCTATCACTGAAATTAGGAAAGATGCATTTGTAGAACCAGATGCAATCGTCTTACATCCATCAGACTGGTATGACCTTGTCACATCAGTTTCAGATGTTACAACAAGCGGTTCTAAGAACCCATTGTTTGTAGTAGCTGGCGGATTTGGTGATAACCCAGCTCCAAGAATTTGGGGTCTTCAAGTAGTACCTTCAACAGCTATTGCTGCTGGAACAGTACTTGTGGGTAAATTTGGCGGAGGCGACGCTGCTCAAGTAATAATGAGAGAAAACGTCGACCTTGCTGTATCTGATAGCCATTCAGACTTCTTTGCGAAGAATCAATTGGCAATTAGATTAACAATGCGTATGGGTTTTGCAATTTATAGACCAACCGCATTCTGCACAATTACAAATATGTAATTGAGATTATTTGTTTCTTGGGGTTAGTTCGTACTAACCCCAAAAACAATTGGAGGAGAAAATGTTTGAAAGAGATTTACAACCTTTTGGACTTATAAAAAGAAGTAAAGAATTTTTTAAAACATCTGAAGATATTATTGAATCTTTTAGAGTTAAAATCAAACCAACAACGGAGAATATAAATGAGTTACAACAAGCCGAAACCGAAGAGGAATAAAAAACCAAAAATTCGCAAGAGATAAGGTAGGATTAATTATTATGTACAAAGTATTAGAACAAAACGTTTATAAATTACCTGACGGAAAAATCTGGAAAGGTTCACCTGCTGATTTACCTACAGCACAAGCAGACTTAATTGCTAAAGCTGGTAAGGAATATCCAACAGAGTGGCTTAAAGAACAAGGTGCTTTAGAAGTTAAGAAAGCTCCTGCTAAAAAAGAAGCTTCTGAAAACAAAGAAGCTCCTGCTAAAAAAGCACAAAAACCAGTTGAGAATAAATCCGTCAAAGTAACAGACACTAAATCAACAGACAAGTAAAACAGGAGCTCTAGAAAATGGCTTTCTGTACTGCTACTAATGTAGAAGCATATATGCAGTTTGATATTGATTCTGATTTAGAGTCTCATCTTACTAATAATATAATTCCATTAGCTGATTCTGTAATTAAAGAGTACGTCGGTTATGACGTAGAACAAACAACTCAAGTTGAAACTTTTACAGGTGACCAAACTAAAGAATTATTTTTAACTCATCTTCCTGTTAACTCAATAACATCAGTCGTTGAAGATGGTTTTACACTAACAGCTGGTAATGAAGAAGACTTTGTATCTTTTTCAAATGGAAGACTTCAAAAAGTAGGCATGAGATGGTCTTATGCTAAACCTCAAAATATAGTAGTTACCTATAATGCTGGATATTATCCACGAGGCTCAGGTAATTCACCAGAGTTACCGATACAGTTTAAAGCAGTATCTGAAAGAGCATCTGCAAGACTACTACAATCATCTTTAATAATCGCATCACAACAAGAAGCTGGGGATGTACAAGGACAATCTTCAACAGAAGTTTCTAACTTCACACTAGGAGATAGTCAAAGAATAGGTGACTATTCTATACAATATCCAGGTTCTTTAAATCTCAACTCTACAGCTGTTCTCACAGGAACTGACATGTCTTTGTTAGCTCCTTTTAGAAGACAGTTTTTTGTATGATATGCCAGCACATTTCAATACAAGACATTTAATAGACACAATAACGATACAGCGAACTGCTGGAGTAACTGTAGATGAAAGAGGTGTTGAATCAGATTCTTGGGTAAATACTTCTTCAGCTGTCAAATGTAGGTTAATTAAAACAAGTGAATCAGAAAATAGAGACGGAAGAAACACAGTAGTACAAACTTTTGGATGTGTAGTTCCTGGAAATACTGACGTAAAAGCTTCAGATAGAATATTTGACGGAACTAAATATTATGAAATACAAAGTGTTACAGAAGCTAGAAAAAGAGATGGCGGAATATATTATAAAAATTTAAGCTTGCTTCATAGAGAATAACTATGGCTTTGTTTAGCTCTTCAAGACAATTAAAACAACCTAAAGAAAAACTATATAGGGGTCTTAAAATTGGTGGTGACATAGGGGCAGCCACAGGAATTAAAACTAGCAAAATACGTGGTGTTGGTTATGACTTTTTAGATACAAGTAACACCAAAGATGCAGTTATAAGACAAATGAATGGAGAAGGTCAATCTGTAGCTAGACGTTTTTCTTTCAAGGGTGCAGCTAAAGTTATGAATAGTGCATTTAGTTCCCTTGCTCCTGACATTGGTGGACTTGGCGGTAGGGCTATGAATGTAGCCTATGGTAGAGCTTCAAAGAGAGCTCTTTCATATATGGATAGAGTTTTATTTAGAGCCAAGTTAGAAATTAATCCTAAAAGAATGGACATGGCTATGCAGAGAGAGTTAACAAAAATTAATAGTCCATTAACCAAGTGGCAAAGAAGTACACATGCACTTGCTGTAGCAAATGCTCCAGACCCATATGCTACTGCCAGAGCTCAAAAAGCTTTAAGAGGAGATGAAAGTTTTGCTGATTTAAGAAAACATGATGATATACTTTCTGCTTATTCTACAAAAAATTACACTCCTGAAGAAATAGACCAGTTAATACAAAAGGCTGACTTAGATGAAATTATGTCATCAAAAGTAAGAAAGCCTCAAAACATAGAGCAAATACATCATCCAGACAATATAAAAACAACATCTTACACATCTGAAGAGGGTCAAGTAACTGTATCATCAGCAGCAACAACGACAGCAAAAGAGTTAGACAACCTTGTAGATTCACTTGACGAGGAGTATTTTGATTTTTTAGTAGAAGGACAAGGAGTGACCTATGGTTTTGGTGCAGCGGGAAATGCTACTCATGAAGAATTAGTTGGAGCAGCAGGAGAAATGATGAAAGCTGCGTCAGAAGTTATAAAAAATACACCATTAACTAATCATGCAGAATTGAAGTCAGGTCAAATTCAATATATAATTGCAAGCACACTTTTAGAGAAAGCTAGAAACGGAACTGATTTAAGCAAGAGTGGTAAAGTTAGACAAGCTGCAAGAAAACTTAGAGGTGACTTAATTGTTCAGGGTACAACCAAAAGAAGAAGATGGGTCAGAGATGGCTTTGTAGATGGAGATATATCAGATGAAGACTTAAAGTCTTTTAGACCATCCTCTAGGTCTAAACCAGGAAAAGTAGAACTAGTAGAAACTACACAAATTAAAAAAAAGAAATACCAAAGTAAAAAAGTTGAAATACCTAATTCAGACATAAATATAAGTGGTACTGTTAGCACCACATTTACTGCAAATAGACAACGTCATAATTACGTACCCACCAGAAGTCACATACAAAGAGCTATACATTCACTTGAGCCAGATTTAAAAAATAAGAAAAGTCTTATCTCTTTTTATGTTGATTTTGGTGGCAAGACAGCCAAATCCAAATATGCTGACAATCAAAGAGATGCTTATCAAATAGAGTTCGGAGGACCTGCTACAGATAAAAGAGGTTCATTACATGAAAGAACAGATATGTTTACTTTTGTTCCCAGTTTGTTTATCTATAGGAGTGCAATGAATGCAGCAAAAACAATAGGTTTAGGAGAAGGAGTATCAAGAGGTCAAAAATTTAGAATGAGTGGTTCTGACCTTGGTATCTTAATGAATAGCAAGAAATTTAAAAAAGATATGGATAGAAACAGTTTGTCTGGTTCTACACAATTTTTAAAAGACGATGCTTCAATAGCTATGAAAATATCTTCAGCAACAGCAACCAGAGATTCCAAAATGGTACTAGACGACTTAGCTGCCACAGTTAAAACAAATAAAGCAGGTGCATTAAAAACTCAGAATGGAAATTTAATACTTAGTGCAGCAGATATAGGTATAGATACAAATAGCTTAGAAATTTTAGATGACATACTAACTCCAGCTATTTTTGGTGGCAGAAGCAGCTACATTAAAAAAAGCACAAATAATATTAACAGGGAGCCTTTTGCAAAAGCTATTGATGATTTTGATTTCAGAGGTAGTTCAAAAGGTAACTTCTTTGAAGTAGAAAGACAAGCATCTAATTTATTTAGAGAGAAGGGTAAAGAGCTAGGAAGGTATACACAAGTAGATGGTGAAACTTACAATGTTGCTCCGTATTCACTTATTAGAAATGGTATTGACCTAGATAGGTTAATTTTAAGTGACCTTGGTGATGACGTACTTGAGGCAGCACCTGATATGGCGACAAGAAAACTTTCTCAACTTGGACTAATAGCTCAGGGCGAAAAAGTAAGAAATGAATTTATATTTACTTTTAAACAAAAATTTAGAGAAATGGCAAAAGGCTCAGTAGATGAAGTAGCACTTGATAATGCAGCTCACAAAGCAGTAACTGAAGCATTCGATGTGGCTCGAGCACGTATTGCACAAGTTGGTGGAGGTGAAGACATAATGTCACTAATAGGAAATGCTGACGCTATTGCTAGTGCTTTATTACAACATATGGATAGATTTGGAAAAATGGGAATGGGCAAAGGTAAAAGAAAAAGTGCTACCACAACAACATTTGACGAAGTCGATGAAAGAATGGTCAAAAGATTAAGAGATGGTGAACCAACTTTTAGAGATTTCGTTGCTTTACTTAATGATAAAGCTCACTTAAGAGCAATTTTAGATGTTGATGCTGTTGAATACGGTGCATCTGGAAAAATGAAAATTAAATCTCCAGATGAAATTAGGAATCAAATTCAAACTAACTTTAACACACTTGGTGCATTTCGTGATGATGCTCTAAACGTTGACACTAGTGACTTACCTAATGTTAGTGGTAAAAGAAAGAAAAAATCAGGTTCAACTCCTAGAAGCTCAAGTTTAGATGAAGCCAGAGCTGGAGACCCTAGACCAATAGACGACAATGGATTAATTCCTACCTCTGGAAATATTGTTTATGATGACATAGTTAAAAAAATTGGAGGAATAGAAACTAAGAAAAAACAAGAAAAAGCATTTTCTCAAGTTATTGGTGCTGTAGAGAATGGTAGAAAAATAAATAAACAGACTGTTTACTTAGAAGTAGTAGATGCAACAGAGCTTGTAATGAGTAAAGGCTTTTTAAAACAGGGTTACATTGAACATGCTAGAAAAAGACATGAAGAGTTTTCTATATCTCAAGGAGTTCCGTTTACGCCTGATACAACACTAGTAGGGATACAGAGATACATAGCTAGCCTAGCACTCAAATCAGATGCTTTTAATACTCGAATGAGACAAGAAGATGCAGAAAACGAGTATGATGATTTAGACCTAGATGACCCATTTGCAGGATTTTAGGTGTTAACATAAACTTATGCCAAATACTAGAGACCAAAGCCAGTTAGTACCACCTGATGCAGAGATTATTGCAAGAGAGTGGGCTTTAAATGAAACTCTAATAACAGATATATGTGGAACTAATATTGCCACAAGGCTTCCACGAAATGCAAACTTACCTTTTTTAGTCATGTTTAGAGCTGGTGGAGCTTTAATTAATCCTAGAAGTGAAGCTCATATACAATCAGCACTACTTCCAATGGAAGCATATGCAGGAAGATGGGGTGGTTCAAGTAATGATAAGCCTTTTGCAGATTACAGTGCAGCAATGTCTTTAGCAAATGCTACGATTCAAGCTGCATTCAACTATGCTAATGGGTATGTAGTAACGGATACGTCCAGTACTAAAGCCAAAATTTATGGTTTTGACGTAGTTCAGTTCCCTACTCGAATTGAGGAAGTTGGAACAGGACTAGGAAGATATTCATTCGCTTTGGCAATGACTTATAGAGCTGTATAGGATAGATATGAAAAATGAAAATAATAAAGTTTGGGTAAAATTACACCCGCTATTTAATCGCAATAAAGCGAGAGATGTAGTGTCTGGTTATATTTTTACTCAAGATGATGCGGTTGAGATTGGAGAATCTGACTGGAATAGGTTAAAGGAAAAAAATTGGTATCTCAAAGGAGATGCTTATCCTTTACTTATTGAAGCTGATTCAGAGTCTTCAGCGGAAGACAATGAAACTGATGATGCTCCGTGGGAAGCTGACAATGAGAACTCTTATGAAGATGAGAGTATCTTGCAAGATAGTATAAGCGAAGAAGAATAACAGGAGATAAATTATGCCAAGTACAAATGGTACAATATCTGAAGTTATTGTCGGAACTGGTGTACTTTACGTAGCTGCCATTGCAAATGATGGCAATACTGCAGGTGGAGGCGACTATGTAGCCTTTCCAGCAGATAATGGTTCTGGAGCATGGGCTGACCCTGCTTCAGGCTGGGTAGACGTAGGATATTCAGAAGACGGTTGGACTCTTGAAATGGATAAAACATTTGAAGACATAATGGTTGCTGAAGAAATAGACCCAATTGCTACATTTAAGACAGCACAAGAAGTTAGACTAACAGGTGAGCTTGCTCAGTCTGGTATGACTAACTTACAAGTTGCATTAGGCGGCGGAACATTCACAGAGAATGATACCACTGACTACGCGACTGGTTACGATAGTTTGAAACCACCAGCAACTGATGACTTTGATGAAAAATCATTGTTATTAATTGTAGATGGTCCTGCTGGAGCAGATAGACATGTAGAAATTCCACGTTCTGTAAACGTTGGAGCTTTCTCAATGGCTCATCAAAAAGCCCCACAGAAAGTCGTAATAGCAGTTGAGTTTAAAGTACTCAAACCAAAAGCGTTACAATCAACAAATCAGTTTACTGACTTGTTTAGAATCGTTGACAATACAAACGATAGTGACGTATTCGACATTAACTAAATAAATTAAATAATGGATTATAGGAGAGGTGAGGATGCCTGACGAACAAAAAATGAAAGACTTTGATGCTGCCTTAAAGGAAGCAGACAAAGGTGAACTTAACTTTAAGTTAAACGATAAAGAATATAGCGTATCAGCTGAAATTCCCGCAAGAGTAGTTCTTGCTCAAATGAGATTCATGGATGAAGATGGAGGATTACCAAGTAATTATGTACCAGATTGGCTTGAATCTTTATTGGGAAAAACATTAATGGACGAAATCATTGATGGGGGAGCAACATGGCCACAGCTTGAAGCTCTTTTAAATTGGCTTTTAGATGAATACGGTATAGGTTCTGAAGATGAAGAGACTGTCGAGTCAGAAGGAGACGAAGACGGCCCAAAATAAGTTTCTCCTATATAGATATAATCTCTAAATGGGGAGCAGTAGAATCAGACTTTTTAAGATTTTACAACATTGATAACCCACTAGATTATCCATGGAGAAAATTTATGAACAACTTATCTCATTTACCTGTAGATAAATCTATATTCTATGCACCTATGTATAACGCTTTTATGAATGGTGAAGAGTATTCCTCAGAAGACCCTACCAAGCCTCCTAAAGGTTGGTGGAAAAAGGAACTCGACCAAATACGAGGAAGAAGAAGACCACGCTCTAGAATGAGTTTAGACGATTTCGTTGAACAATCAGGTGGCGCTAAGAATTAGATAGGAAGTTAAATGGCAATAGAAGCAGCAAAGGTAAGGGCCACCCTTGATGTTGGCTTTGATAATAAAAGCTTAAATAGAGCTACACGTGATGTAGATAGAGCTATGAACCGAATGGCTCAAAACTCTAAAGCCCAAGCTCAATCTGTAAAAGCTATGACACCAGTTTTCGCTGGTATAGGTGGAGCTTTAGTTGCTTCATTCGCTGTAGGTGCAGCAGCAGCCGCAAAGTTTGAACAACAATTCGCAGATGTAAAAAAGACTTTAGACGTAAAAGGTGAAGGCAGAGAAGTCGAAAGACAGTTTGCAAATATTGCAAAAGAAATAAGAAACATTGCTAAATTTTCCCCTGCTACAGTAGAGTCTTTAAATCAAATAGCTGCAATTGGTGGACAGTTAGGTATTCAAGCTAATAATATAGTTAAGTTTACTGATACTATTCAAAAACTTACTGTTGCTACAAACCTAGGTGCAGAACAAGCAGCACTATCTCTAGCAAGACTTCAAAAAATAACTGGACTAGCTACTAATGATTTAGATAACCTAGCTTCCACACTTGTTAAGTTAGGTAATAACTTTGCAACTACTGAATCAGAAATTATCACTGCTGCTACACAGATAGCAACAGCAACTGCAGGTACCTCAAATGAATTTAATAATGCAGCAGTTGATGCTTTAGCATATGCAACTTCATTAAGAGCAATAGGTCAGCCAGCACAAGCAGGTTCCACAGCAATAATCAGATTGATTGGTGTAGTAGATAGAGCTGCTAAATCTGGAGGACCAAACTTATCACTATTAGCAAAAACAGCAGGTATGACTGAAGATTCATTTAGAGCACTTGAATCTGTTGACCCAAATAGAGCTATTGCTTTATTCTTAGCTGGTCTAGGAGATTTAGAAAAAAGTGGTGGGGATGCTATTGGAGTTTTGGAAGATTTATCACTAGGACAAATACGTTCTAGGAGGGCCTTGATGGCTTTATCTAGAGCGCAAGAAAGTGTTGGAGGTAAATCAACACCACTTCTTATAGCTGCTCTTGATATGGCTAACCAAGAATTTTTAGAAAATAATGCACTTCTAACAGAAGCAGAAAGAAAATACGAGACTGTCATATCACAAATAGGAATGCTAACTAATACAGTTCAAGATGCTGGTATAGAATTTGGTTCACAATTTCTTCCTGCTGTAAATAATGTAATTCAAGGATTGTTATCTTTTGTCACCGCAACCTCAGATATAGGTAAAACGGTTACAACCTTAACAAAATTTTTAGGTACAGCTTTTGGAATTATACAGTTTACTAAAACAGCTAGAAATAACTTTAAACTTTTAGCTAAAGATACTGAAATGTATGCAGCTTCTCTAGCTGTTGCTACAGGACAACAAGCTGCTTTCACTGCACAGCAGACAGCATTTCTTGCTGGGATTGGTGGAAGACGTGGTGGTTTAGTATTTAATACAGGCAATCCTCTTGCAAAACCAGGTAGAGTTACAGATGTTAGTGGTGAAAAACTTCAAGAAAAAGCAATTGGAAGAGTTAATCTTGCAAGGAAAAAGGGTATTCTTTTAATACAAAAAACTATAAACAGTCTTACTAAGTTAGTAACTGTTCAGGCCCAGCTGAGCCGTTCAAAGCAACTTCAACTTACAGCAGGTACACCAGTAGTACAGACACAGTCAAAACGTAGTGTTAGTGCACAAGGTAGCTCAACATCAAGAACTGGTGAATTCGCTCCTACGAGTGATGCTCAAATTAAAAGACTAGCTTTTGAAAAAAAACTACAACTATCTATAAATAAAACCAATTCTGAACAATTAAAAGGAGTCAAAGGTTTTATAAAAGGTACTCAACAAAAAATAAACAAACAGAAAGAATTAATAACTACATTTATAAAGTCTCGAAAACTACAAAAAGCTGCTTTTACAGAAACTATTCCTTTGAGAGAAAGAGAATTACAAAGTTACACTAGGTTAACATTAGCTCAAAAAGTGTTTAGCAAAGGAACTTTAGAATTAGCGTCACATTATAAAATATTACAAACGTCTGGATTAAGTTATTGGAAACAGATTGGCTTAATGACAAAAGAAGGTATTACGTTACAACAAATGTACAATGCTCAACTTGGTAAGACGGTCACTTTATCTAAAGGGGCACAAGCAGCTGCTGCTACTTTATCTTTAGGTATACAATCTGTAGCCGTTGCTATAACTGGAGCAGTTAAAGCTTTTGCAAGAATGGCTGTTTATTTAGCAGCATTTCAATTTATATTTCAAATTTTTGAAAGAGCTGGTGCTGCTCAGAGAAGTATAGAAGCATTAACACAAGGACAAGGTTCTGTCGTTGAAAATACTTTAGAACTTAGTAAAGCAATGGCAGACTTAGAAGCATTAAAAGCTATTAGAGCTGAAGAATCTAGACTTGGTGCAGATGAACAAATTCTAAATACTATCGATTCAAGAATAGCTAATATTACTAAAGCTATAGAGGTTGGTAAAGAAGGTATAAAACAATCTTCAGCTGACTTACTTTTACCAATGTTAGAATCTGCACGAGGACCAGGTGGTGATATTGATTTTCAACTGAAATCCACTGCAGCATTACTCGGTAGAGACATAGATACCTTTAAAGACCAGTATTCACGTTCCTTATCAGGTCTTGTCACAGATATAGACAATGGTCGACTTCCAACTATTAATACAATTTTAGATGATTTACTTGGGGATGAAACAGCTTTTGGACCAGAGCTAGGTGAAAAACTTAGAAAAATTAATAGAGAATTCGATGGAGGAGTTCTAGGAGCAATAGACCAAGCTTTTTCAAATTCTTTATTTGGAGGTCCTGATACAGAAGAACTTATAGATGGGGAAGCAGGTAGATTTTTAGATTCAGTCAACTCTGCTTTGACTAAGATTACTGGAAGAGAAAATAAGTTTACTGCTAAAGCAGGTGGAGCCTTTGGAATATCTGGAATTATGGATGAAACTTTTGAAGCTGCAGATAAAATAAAAGGAAGTAAAGCTTTTGAAAATATCCTCGGTGATTTAAGTAAAGAAGAATCTATAGAAATTGCAGCAGGTTTAGATTTAGTTGCAGACACTTTAACAAAAGTCTCTGGTCTTACTCTTAAAGAAATAATTGATGGTGGAGAAATACAATTTAAAAAGACTGCTGCTATTGTTCAAGCAAGAATCTCTTATTTAAACAAGACACAGAAAACTCTTGTAGCATCTGGAGCTCTTGACTTTGATGCACAAATTGATGCAGCAAAAGATTACGAAGGTGCTGCTGAACTAGTTGCTCGACTAACTAAAGAACAGTTTGGTTCTGCTGCTGACAATGTTAAAAATATGAGAGAAGAACTCGGTATGACCGATGAAGCTTTTATAACTATTATAGAAACGATTGAAGACCAATTAAAAAATGGTATGGAAGGTGCCATAAATATATTTAGGGATGCACCTGAAAAGATGTTGGGAACTTTTGAAGATTTTGCTTTAAGACTTAAAAAGAAGTC